AGTCCAGTACCTTGCAGAAGTTTTAACAAATCTAAAATTACAAGAACAAGACTAATGATTCATGACATATTAAAAAAATACTAGGAGGAAAAATAATGAAAACATGGGAAATGATTAAGGAATTAACAGAGAATCCAAGTAAGGAATTTCAAATAAAAAATGCGAAAGCTGTAGTAGGGGTTAATGACGGAAAATTACAGTGGATAAAAGACAATGTGGATTTCGTAATTGGAGAAGTTGCGCTATATGACCTTGAGTGGGAAGAAGTAAGAAAGCCTATAGGATTTGTAGAATTACTAGAAAGAATATCAAAGGAGGGAGATATAACAGTAGACTTTGAAGACTACATGGATGAACATAACTTTAAAGATGCTAACTTAGGTGAAGTATTACTACACCTATCTAAAGAATTTACTGGGGACTGTCTAGCTGAAACACTACTAAAAAGTAAATGGTATGTAAAAGAATAGGGGGATAAAAAATGTTAAATATATCAATAGGTTTCTTAGTCGGAATATTAACATCATGGGTTAGCTTTAACATTGGAAAAGAACAGCAAATTTATAAAGAAACTATTAAAGAAGACTTATATCAAGAGATATTAAATGAAAGGAATTATTACAAGAAGTTCTATGAAAGAGAGTTCCATAGACGTAATAGTGGGCATTAAAGAAGAGGTTAAGGATGTGCAAAAGAACAAGCTAGACTATAGGAAAATAAGAGAATTGATAGAGAGTATGCAGTAACATATTATGTTATTTATACGAAGGAGTGAAAAAATGTTTAAAATTATTGTAATAGTGTATTGCTTAGTAGGTTTGTTTTTAAATGTGATATTATTACCAAGAAAAAACAAAATAATACACGAACAAAATGAATATATTTTAGAACGATATAGACAAATGGAGAGAGTTTTAAACAAGATAGAAGGCAATTTAAAGGAGGAAGATTAATGACTAAAATAAAGGAACCTTGTAAATGGAGGTATGAAGGGATATGTAAACATGGTGGGAGTAAATGGTACAACGATAGAGTAACTGGGGATAAAAAAGAAAGATGCCAGGAATGTGAAAAGTACGAAAAATAAGGGGGGGGAAGAATAATGACTAAGCATAGAGATAATCTATATGTAGTGATGAAAAATATGGAAATGGAGAATGAAGAATTAAGGGAGAAGATAGAGAGGTTAGAAAAGGAAAATAAATATTTATACGAAATGTTAGATAAGTTAAGACATGAAAACAATAGACTATATAATAATAATATAAGATTAGTAAGAGAAATAAAAGAACTGGAGGGCAATTAAATGGAAATAAAAATAAAATACTTTAATCAAGATTACCCAAGACTTGAAAAGATTAGACAAGGGGATTGGATAGACCTTAGAGTAGATAGTATAAAGGAATGGGAGAGCGGGAGATTTATATTGACAGATAAAGACAAAGAGAAGTTAACAAGTTTACTAAGGTTAAAAAGTGTTGTGGAATATAAAAAAGGAGACATAATCAAATTTGGGTTAGGGGTATCCATGGAGTTACCAAAAGGCTATGAAGCTGAAATAAGACCAAGGTCTAGTACATTTAAGAATTATGGATTAATTCAAACTAATTCAGTTGGAACAATAGACAATAGTTACTGTGGCGATAAAGATGAGTGGAGTATAGAATTTATAGCTATGAGAAATGGAAATATAAAAAGATATGATAGAATATGCCAGTTTAGGATATGGGAAAATCAGCCAAATTTTAACTTTAAAGAAGTAGAAAACTTAGGTAATGAAAATAGGGGTGGATATGGAAGTACGGGGAAATAAAACAAGCCTACCTAAAAAGCACGAGAAAAACTATAGAAGGCAAAGAGAAGGTTATTAAGGCGGATAATGTTTATTATGTGCAGTAGAAAGGAGAATGAATTGTGGATAATAAATTTGAATTCATGAGTGAGGTAGCAGATGCATTTGCAGGATTGAAGAGCAATGAAGAAATAGAGGTTAGAGCAGATGAGATGATTAAATTAATACTTCAACAAAAGGAGTTATCTAAAGAGTATTTAAGAGTAGGTATTCTTTAATTTTACACATTTTGTTATTTATGCGTCTTAGAGGAAGGAGTTGTGACAATGAGAGAATATGGATTCACAGAAAGTGGACTCGAGGTGGGGGATATATATTTAATAGTTAGAGAATGTGGTGAAATAGAATGTGCATTTAAAAGTAAAGAAGATGCTGAGGAGTATAAAAGGGACTTAGAAGAAATGGCTGAAAACACTATGTGGAGTATAGAGAAAACATATTGTTATTAATCAACACTCCAAGTAGATGATGTTTTTATGTGTAATAGGAGGTAAATTGATATGGATGGTTATATAAGAGTCAATACAGACGATAAAGGCAAGATTATTGATATATGGGATGAATGGTATAGAGACCCTGACTTAGGGGACTATATGGGCGATTGTGGGATTGATTGTTATTTCCAAGATTATACATTTACACCTAATAGCCTAGTGTTGTTAATATTCAAATTCATAACAGAAGTTACTGAATCTTATATGTATGGTAGAGAATATGACGAATGGATTGAAATAGAACATGAAATAGTGCTTATAGAAGATTATGACTATGAAGATATTGAAGAAAGAGATGAATTTTTAGAATCAATATTCATGGAATGGCGACCAAACGACTAATGGACATTACAAGTATTATGCGAACTATACGATAATACCGAATAGTTAAGGGGTGATTAAATGCAAGACCTTATTAATGAATTAAACTATCATAGGCAAAGATTAAACTATGCAATAAAGGAATTAAAGGGAAGAGGAAACAATAAAGCAAAAGCAGAAAGAGATTACAGGGTAGCACTAGCTAAAAAAATGTTAGAGTTAAGGGCAGAGGGTACACCAGTAACAATTATTTCAGACTTATGCAGAGGTGATGAGGAGATAGCAAGGCTGAAGATGGAGAGGGATATAGCAGAATCTCTTTATGAAAGCAATATGCAGTTTATTTATTCAACTAAGTTAAATATAGACATAATACAGAATCAAATCAATGCAACACACAAAGGACTATAGGGGGTGTAAGATATGATTATAAACATAGATAGTATAGGTGACGATTTAGCAAGTGCTTATGAAGAAGGTTATGAAAGAGGATACCAAGACGCATTAGAAAGTTTAATGAGGAAGATAGTGAATAATGAAGATTTGCCGACTAGAACCAATCCTCATTATTTAGACGGTAGGATAGATAAGCAAAATCTAATACTAAAAATGATAGAAGATAAACTTGAGAGGTTCCAGGATAAAGAGGGGGAATAATATGACAAAAGAAGAACTAAACAAAATAATATCACTAGATAGCAGAATAAACAGTAAAATAAGGCAACTAGATGAACTAAGACAGACAATAGGTAACATACAATCAATAGATTACAGCAAAGACAAAGTACAGACCTCACCAAGTAATCAAATAGAAAACACTATAATAAAAATAATGGACCACGAAGAAAAGATAGCTAAAGATATAGACAACCTTATAGAAATGAAGGAACAGGCTAGGAAAGCCATAAACAAGGTAGAAGGGATATATGGAGTGGTACTGGAAATGAGATACTTAGAATGTATGCAATTTGAGGAAATAGCCTATAGATTAAATTATAGCTTAGTACACATACACAGATTGCACGGGCAGGCCTTAAACATGATAGCAAATGTTATTGAATGATAAAAGTAAATGGTATATTATGGTATTATCAAAAAGTGTTGTGCTAGACAAACTCATTAGGGCAAGGAACACAAAGAAAAGAGCCTGTTTCCCCCTTTACAGGTTCTTTTCTTATGCCCAAAACTAAAAATATGGAGTGATTTAATGGGATAGAAAAGCACCATATAATTTACAAAAGCCAGGGGGGTCTTGACTTTGAACTTAATTACAAATATTTGACAAGTGAAGAACATAGGGGAATTAATGGACCTCACAGGAACAAGGAAACTGATTTAAAATACAAGAAGGAATTACAGAAGAAGTTAGAAAAAATATTAACAAAAGATTATTACAACATAAAAGAGTTAATAGATTTATTAGGACTTAAAGAAAAGCAAGCAAATAGGGCTTTTAAAAAATTATTAAAAGTTAATGGAATAGATAGAGAGAGTGTTATTCGCAGACTCATGGGTGGTAAATTATATTGAGGTGATGAAATGGACCTACAAGGCAAATATGCTTTTATTAGTCATCCTTATAGTGATTCGCCAACAGAAAATATATTAAAAGTAAATAAGATATGTAAATACTGGGCAAGGCAAGGGGTTATACCTATATCGCCACTACACTTATTTAGTTTTTATGAAGATGACACCCAAAGAGATAAGATTATGAAGTTTTGTTATAGACTAATTGATAATGTAGACATAGTATTTATATATGGTGATAGCGAAGGGTGCAGGCTTGAAAGAGAATATGCAGAGAAGATAGGTAAACCAGTCGAAATATTCTATCAAGAGAAAAAAGCGCCCACTTTTAAAGAGTGCTACTATCTTATGCAAGAAAAGGGATTAAGCCTATGAGTAAAGTAATCCCAGTAGAAGTAAAACAAAAGTGCGTAGAACTCTATGACAAGGGTGTATCAACTGAAAAGCTATATAAAGAGTATTATCTTAAATATGGTAGTGGAAAGCTATCAACATTTGAGAGATTACTTAGAAAATGGAAAAACAAAACAAGGGTAGATAATAAACTCTTAGAAAAAGGCAACCTAGGATATAAATTCACACCCCATGCAACTACAGTACAATTGGACAAAAATGGAGAAATAATACAATCCTGGATAAAAGGCAAGGCTGATGATAATTTATACTTAGACTTAATAAAACATATCACAAATCTACCTAAACTGGAACTAGAAGAAGTAAAACTAGAAACTGCAGAAGATTATATGCTTGAGATACCTTTGTATGACATGCATTTTGGTATAGCTGATTTTAATTACTATAAAAGTACATTAGCAGAAGTAATAGAGATAATACAAAGAAGAAATTATAAAGAGATAAATATAATAATAGGGCAAGACCTCTTCCATAATGATGATTTTAGAGGGAGAACAGCAAGTGGAAGGGAAATCGAGCACACAGACATAACAGTAGCCTGGGAAGATGCCAGGAAGTTTTACTATAAGATAATTGAGGAATCTCTCAAACAAAGCAAAAAGACAAGAATAATATACTCAAAAGGTAATCATGATGAATCTTTGTCCTGGGCTTTTGTGCAAATGATAAAAGCACAGTTTAAAGATGCAGATAACATAACTATTGATGATGAAATAAAAGAAAGAAAACTAATTACATTTGGAGATAACTTTATAGGGATTACACATGGGGAGAAGGGGCAAGCTAAATCAAGAAATCTTAATAATATGTTTGTAATAGAATACCCCCAGGAGTTTGCAAAATCCAAAGTAAGGGAAATCCATGCAGGACATCTACATCATGAAAGAATAAAGGATGATTTTGGAATAATGGCCAGGAGGTTATCAAGTGGTGGTATAACTGATACATGGCACTATGAACAGGGTTATGTAGGGGCACATAAAAGGTTCATGGTATTTGAGTGGACAAAAGAGAAATTGGCAGCTATATATTATGTGTAGGAGGTAGGAAATGTATGATAATGTAAATCGCCCTAAACACTATAATCATGGAAACATACAACCAATAGATGTGATAGAGGATTGGGAATTACCTTATCATCTAGGTAATGTTATTAAGTATATAGCAAGAGCAGAGCATAAAGGTAAATTAATTGAGGATTTAAAGAAAGCAAAATGGTATCTAGACAGGTATATTAATTTGGTAGACAAATAAAGCTGTCCCAACAGTGGAGTTGCCTAAGTGGCTTGAAAAGTGTTTTTAAAGGGAAGGTGCATAAATTGAGTAAATTAAAAATTGAATATAAAAACGTAAACGAACTAATACCTTATATTAACAACCCAAGAATTAATGATAATGCAGTTGATAAGGTGGCAAGCAGTATAAAGAATTTTGGGTTTAAGAATCCCATAATAGTTGATAAGGACAATGAGATAATAGCAGGGCATACAAGATTAAAAGCAGCTAAAAAATTAGGACTGGATGAAGTGCCTGTTATAAAGGTTGAGGACTTAACTGACAGCCAAATCAAGGCATTTAGAATAGCAGATAACAAGACATCAGAGTTTGCAGAATGGGATGAAGAATTATTAAAAATTGAATTGGAGGACATTGAAGGCTTTACAGGATTTGATGAAATCGAGTTAGAAGGGTTATTTAAAGAAATAGATATAGACAGTTTCTTTGAAGAAAGCGAAGAAAAACCAAAAGAAGAAACGGAGGAAGAAATACAGTGCCCTCATTGTGGCGCGTATTTCAAACCTTAATATGAAAATATTTTTAGCGGGTAGTGGTTGGCATAAATTATGGGTCGATGAGAATTTTTTTGATTTTTATAGGTTGGAAAGCTATCACTATATCGCAAAAGAAGAGATAAAACATATAAATAAATATAAATCATTTATATTAGATAGTGGAGCATTTAGCTACCTGAATGGCAAAAAACTGATAATGTGAACTGGGATAAATACATTGAAAGTTATGCAAAATTCATAAATAACCATAATGTTAAATTATTTATGGAATTAGATATTGATAGTGTAGTTGGGATTAAAGAAGTTGAAAGACTCAGAAACAAACTAGAAAGACTAACAAATAAACAATGCATTCCTGTATGGCATAGGTCAAGAGGGAAAGAATATTGGTTGAGGATGATTAAGGAATACGATTATGTAGCAATAGGTGGCATAGTCACTAAAGAAATAAAGTCATCAGAATACAAATACTTTCATTGGTTTATCCAGCAAGCACATAAAAACAATTGTAAAGTGCATGGATTAGGGTTCACTAATTTAAAAGGGATAAAAGAATATAAGTTCGATTCAGTAGATAGCACATCGTGGTTAAGTGGGAACAGATTTGGGGCAATATATAAGTTCAATGGAAAAACAATGGAAAAAATCAGTAAACAACCAGGACAAAGAGCAAAAACCACAGATGCAGCAATGAATAATTTCAAAGAGTGGGTTAAGTTTACAATATATGCAGATAAATATCTATAGGAGAAATTAGATATGAATGTTTTTATAAGTTGCGTAAAAAGCAAAAAAAACAAACCAAGCAAAGCTTCAGAATTATATATATCTAGTCTATTTAAATACTCACTTAGCTATGCCTTATCCTTAACAAAGAGGGATAAAATATTTATATTATCAGCTAAGTATGGTTTAGTAAAGCTAGATGATATAATACAGCCTTATGAGTTAACCTTAAATAATATGAACAAAAGACAGCGACAAGAATGGTCTTATAAGGTATATAAGCAACTAGTGAGAGAAGGGATAAATTTTGATGAAAAAGCTATTTTCTTGTGTGGAAAAAAATATAGAGAGTTTATAATTAGAAAATTTACTAATGCAGAAGCTCCATTAAAAAATTTAGGTTTAGGAGAACAATTAAAGTTTTATAAGGAGAGATTAAATGAAAAAAACAAATGACTATTTAATCATTTTAAATACAGTATTCGTAATGAGTTTGTTAGTAGCTAATATAGTAGGGGGCAAGGTAGTAAGTATAATAGGACTAACAGTTCCTGCAGCAGTAGTAAGCTATGCCATCACTTTTTTATGTACAGATATCATAAATGAATTATGGGGAAAGAAAGAAGCTAATAAAACCGTAAAGCTAGGACTAGTAATACAATTATTCAGTTTAGTTTTAATATTAATAGCCATAGCACTACCACCTGCTGAATTTGCTCAAGACTATAACTCTATGTTTAAAATAGTGTTGGGACAGAATGTTAGAATGGTAGTTGCTAGTTTAGTTGCCTACTTAGTGTCTCAAGCTAATGATGTTTTCTTATTTAATTATTTAAAAAGACTTACAAAGGGAGCACATAAGTGGATAAGGAATAATGTAAGCACCATGACAAGTCAAGCTATAGATACAGCAATATTCATTACAATAGCCTTTTATGGGCAAGTCCCTAATTTAATGTGGATGATTGTTAGCCAATACATTATAAAATTTATATTAGCATTATTAGATACACCCTTTTTCTATTATTTAACAAGAGAAAATAAACAAAGTGATGTGAGTAGGGTAGGTGGTGATATAATGTGAGTAGAGGTGGGCGTAAAGGAAAATATCACGATTGGATAACAGAGGAAGGCTTATTAAAAATAGAAGGATGGGCAAGAGATGGGCTTACAGATGAACAAATAGCCCATAATATAGGCATACATCCCTCTACTCTATATGATTGGAAGAACAAATACCCCGATATATCCGAGGCCTTAAAAAGAGGCAAAGAAGTAATTGACAGGCAAGTTGAAAATGCACTACTTAAAAGAGCATTGGGATATGAATATGAGGAAGTTAAACAGATTATAGAAAAAGACGATAAGGGCAAGGATAGAAAAAGAATAGAAAAGACAGTTAAGCAGGTTATCCCTGATACAACAGCACAAATCTTTTGGCTAAAGAATAGAAAGCCTGCTGAATGGAGAGATAAACAAAATCTAGAAGTAGAAGGAAACCTTGACATATCCAGTATGGATAAACTAATAACCGACTATTTAAGTGATGATGATGGTTAAATTAAATAAGCAACAGCAAAGATGGTTAGATTCAGTAAGGAAAAAGCCTATAATATATGGCCTAGAAAATGGCTTTACAGATTTACAAGATATCCATAATGAATGGATAAAGATGTTTTTATTCAGTAAAGATGATTTAACACTACAAGCCCATAGGGGTAGTTATAAAACAACCTGCCTATCAATAGCAATAGCTTTAATGATAGTAGTTTTTCCCTGGACTAACATCCTTTTTATGAGGAAAACAGATGGTGATGTTAAGGAAATAATTAAACAAATATCCAAATTATTAAAGACAGATTTATATCAAGCATTAGCTAAGGTCCTATGGGGGAAGGAGTTAATCTTAACAGCAGAGAGTGCTTTTGAAATAGACACAAACTTAAAAAGAAATGCAAGGGGTACAAGTCAATTAGTAGGCATAGGACATAAAGGAAGTATTACAGGGAAACACTTTGATATAATTATTACAGATGATATTGTAAATATAAATGACAGGATATCAAAAGCGGACAGAGAAAGAACAAAAATAACATACCAGGAGTTGCAGAATGTAAAAAATAGAGGTGGCCGAATAATAAATACTGGTACACCGTGGCATAAAGAGGATGCCTTTACATTAATGCCTAATCCAATCAAGTATGATTGTTATTCTACTGGTATGATGACAGATAAAGAGATACAAGAGATAAGGGGGAAGATGACAACCTCCCTTTTTGCTGCTAACTATGAATTAAAACATATAGCAGATGAGGATGCTATGTTTACAAGTCCGACTATAGATGATGGAACTAATACAGAGTTAATCTATGGCGGTATATGCCACATAGATGCAAGCTATGGTGGTGGAGATGGCACAGCCTTTACTATAGCCAAGAAACACAAGGATAAAATATATGTATATGGAGAATTAAAACAACAGCATATAGATGATGTACTAGAAGGGTTTGAAGCTAAGAGGGAATATTACAAAGCAGGAACACTCTATAATGAGAGCAATGCAGATAAAGGTTATTTAAATAAAAAGATAAAGCCTCCTAAAAAATCTTACCACGAGAATATGAACAAGTACATTAAAATATCAACCTATCTTAGGGAAAACTGGGATAGGATTGTTTTTATTAAGGATACAGACAAAGAATATATAAATCAAATACTAGACTATACGGAGAATGCAGAACATGATGATGCACCTGATAGCTTAGCTAGTCTATTAAGGGAGATGGAAAAGCCAACTAAAGCTAGGGCAGTGCAGAGCTTATATTAAAGGTGGTGAATACATGAACAAAGTAATAGAAGAATTAAAAAAAATTGATGGAGAAGTAACAAGCCAGATTATAACTGATTTAATAAGAGAACATGAGCCCAGAGCAACTAAAATGAAGGCTATGTATGACAGATACAAGGCAGAGGAACTGCCTATACAGCACAGAGAATTTAAAGACCCTACGAAAATCAATAATAAGATAAATAATGACTATAGAGGGGAAATAATAAATACAGAATCAGGCTATGTACATGGAGTACCTATTGTATATCAAGTAGAGGGTAGACACTATACAGAGGAAGAATTACTAGAGAAGAACCTTTTTTTAGATTACTTTGAACAAATCAATTATTTCCCTGATATTGATTATGAAGTTGGTAAAATGGCTTCTATTTGTGGGTATGGTGCTAGACTTATATATATAGACAAGGAAGGATTAGAAAGGGTAATTAATATAGACCCCTGGGAAGTTATCTTTATAGAAAATCCATCAACCAAAGAAACAGAGTATGCTATGAGATATTATCCATTCGAGATAGTAAAGGATGAAAAAACAAGGACCACTACTACAAAGGTAGAATGGTATGATGATGAAAAAGTAACATTTTACATCAAGGGAGAAGATGGGACCTATATATTAGACAATACAGAACCTATAAATCCCTTATATCATACATTTGATTATGTACCTATGGTTAAGTTTAAAAACAATGATGAAGAACTAGGTAGCTTTGAAAAGGTAGAAGAATTGATAGATGGATATGACAGACTTATATCAGATGCCCAAAACGAGATGGAAGAGTTTAGACAGGCTTATATGAAATTTATAGGGGCAAGTGTAGACAAGGAAACAATATTGGAAGCTAGGGCAAGTGGAGCTTTTAATATGCCTGATGGTGGAGATATAGGCTTTATTACTAAGGATATAAACGACCAATTCTTAGAAAACCATAAAAAGACCCTAAACGATAATATATATAAATTCTCTCAAACAGTAGATATGGGAGATGAAAAGTTTAGTGGCGGTGTAGAAAGTGGAGAATCTAGAAAGTGGAAGTTGTTATCACTAGAAAATAAAGCAATCACTAAAGAAAGAAAATTTATAAGAGCCTTACAAGAACAATTTAAAATAATATCTTCAAGCTGGAAAAAGAAAAACATAGATATTCCCTACACAGATATAACTTTTACATTTACTAGAAATATCCCTATAGACATGCTTTATTATGCTGATATTACACAAAAACTAAAAGGCTTAATAAGCGATGAAACATTATTTGCTAATATACCTTTTATAAATGACCCACA